CATAAACAACACATTCACCATTTTCACACGCCATAATGATGACTAGTTTTTTGACTCTAATATCAGTCATCTCATAGAGTGCCATTCCATAGAACATCGCCTGAACGAAATAATTCTCAATCCAATCTCTTGGTTTTGGTTTTTTAGAAGTCTTAAAGTCTATGATGGCAAGTTCTCCATCAAACTCGGCAATACAATCAGTAGTACCGGCAACACCAAGTTGTTTACTATATAGAGCCCCTTCCAGACAGTAGATATTATTAATCCTGTTCAGTTCTGATTTAGCAATCTTAAAAAGAAAATCTGATATGGGTTGAACTGGAGGAAGGTCCCTATTATAAAGATAGTTCTCAACTAAAGTATGTAGGTCTGTTCCACGACTGGTTGCTGCTTTGGTGATACGGTCAGCCTCTTCTGTGCCGACTTTTTTTCTCCACTTAACAAAGATTTCCTTATTAAAATGACTGGTTACGGAAGTGATAGAGACCAACTTGAGCAGTTGGTCTTCATCGGGTACGGAATAATATCGGACTCCATCAATTGTTTCTCTTTCAAGTTGAGGAAGTACATTATCAAGATGATTAAACATTAAAAACCTGCTTCTAGTTTTGCAATAATGTATTCTTTGACAAGTCCGGAACGAACAATATCATCTACACCAAATTCAATTATATCAAATGATGGCATTTTACGCAATACGGTCATAAAATCAACGATTCCATTACGCTCATTAGTTTTCTGAAGGTCACTCTGAGACGCATCTCCACAGAACATAATCTTTGAGTTCTCACCAACACGAGTGATAATAGAATCAAGCTCGTGGTATGACATATTTTGAAACTCATCTACAATAATAATAGAATTATCAAGCGTAGTTCCTCTGAGGAATGAGGTGCTCCAGAACTTAATTGTTTCCTGTGCCTTAAGATTGCCATAAAGCATCTCAAATTCGGCATCACTTGAAAGTTGGAACATATACTTCACCATATTCTTATAAGGAATCTGGTAAATATCTGACTTGTCATCATAAGAACCGGGAAGAAATCCAATTTCTCTTGTGGCAACTAAAGAACGAACAAGGTAGATTTTTTCGTAAGGTGTTCTTTCATCCAAAACCTCACGAAGAGCATTATAAAGAGTAATGAAAGTTTTACCAGTACCGGCACATCCATAGGCAACTAAATGTTTTTGAGCGGCATAAGAATTGAAAAGTTTCTTTTGATTTTCGGTAAGTGGATCAATATCTACTAGATATTCAGAACTTAACGGTTTTTTACGCTTTGCCTGACGAGTTGTAAGACCAACACCGATTGGTTGCTCTGCTCTTTTTCTTCTTGCCATAAGTGTTTAGAGTTTTTGATGATTTGCTATTTTAAGAATATGTTCTGTGAATAAAGAGATATTCATATCACTTTTCATATAATTACATTTTGTGCAGCAAGGGACACAATTTTCTTTTTCATATCCCCCCATACTATCTATTCTATCAATTCCATTATAAGGAACAGGAACTCCTACATATTTTCCATTACCTCTATAAGGTTGTCTTAATTCTGGTTCTGAACCACAATAATAACAATTTTGTTCAATAATTTCAAGATGTTCTTCTTTTGATAAATTAAAATCTATATTTCGGGATTTAGCACTAGATTTATATTGATCGTAGACATACCTATAAACACTTTCTGGTTTTCTTCTGGATTGTGCGTTTATTCCATTTACAAAACTTTTAGTGCATCCGCAACTTTTTCTAGATTGTTTTTTACTATTACTAAAAAGACCATCGACTCTCACTAAAAGTTCTTTACCACATTTACATTTACATAAAACTGATCTCCTTTTTCTTCCAGATGGTTCTATTATTGATATGGATTTATCATCTGTGACGATGAGATCACCAAAAACATCTCCAATTTTTACCTCAAGATTTCTTTTTTTTATCATAATCCAGGTTGGAATGACATTTAATAATACTATTTATAAAGGTTTTACATTTGATTTTGGCGCTTTACTTGCCTTTAAAAGGACATCATTCCACGAAGGATGTTTGGAGGTAAGTTTGTTCCTCCAATCACCCACTTCTTGAGATGCAGCACATCCCTTACTCCAATCTTTGTCCCAGTCAGGATTATTTTTTCTCCATTCGGTATAATTCGCTATAGACATATCAAGTTCTTGCTCTTCACCTGTTTTAAGGTTTTTGACGGGGTATAATGGCATAAGTTATAATAATTTACAAAAATATTTATGGGGCGAGACGCGCTTTGTGTAACCTGCGATCTTCATAATAACTAAAGATTTCTGGAATCCACGCTTTCATTACAGGAACCATTCCTTCACATAATGCCTGAATCTCTACTTGAGCATCAAGTTTTGCTCTCAGGTCAAGGAAGTGAAGTGCGGCACGAAGGGAGAATGAGACCACAAAGTTCTGACGAATGTTTTGAGGAAGGTAATCACGAAGATGTTCTTCTGCCATACCACGCTGTTCGTAACCCTCAGCATACCTCTCAGATGCCGCCAGACAGAACTTTAACTGCCTTTCGTAGTCTTCCCTTGTCCATTCGTACTTGTGCCCTTTACGGTCCAAGTAGAGACCTTCTGGACGCACATAATAAACCTCTTCGGGTTTTAGTTCACCTTTGGCAACCTTCAGTACACGACGGCCGGTATAACGCTGCGACTGAACATCAAAACTTACACCAACACGATGAGTTCGTGCCTGTACGATGACATTATGAACGAACCCAACACAGTCCAGAGAAATGGCAGGATGCTCCAGCGGTCCCCAGTGCCCTCTTTCATTTGCAAGAAGTTGTTCAATCACCCATTTACCGCATTCCTTTTCACCGGGAGTCATTTTGGTATGAATAGGGTCTTCCGAATAATCATTCTTACCTGCCTGATAAACAAGAGTTTGCGGAAGTTGTGTTTGACGAATCATCACAACTTTCATATAACGGTCAAGTTCAAGAAGATCTTTTGCTTTAATAGGTCTCATTTCTTTCCAAATCCTTTTGATGTTTTTGCTTCAAGTTCTGCAAGTTCTTGTTTTACAACTCGCAGTTGTGATTTCATTTGCTTAAGTTGTTCATCAGAATAAAGATGATCTTGTTTACTCAATCTTTCAAGCAACTTTACCAGTTCTTTTGCTCTATTAGTCATCTAAATCACTATCCTCAAAAATTTCATCATAGTCTAAAACTGCCCGTTTTCTCATCGGTTCCATAGGAGTATAAGCAGAAACATCAGAATAGATTTCTGCCTTTAATGAATCCACAAGCAATTCTATATTACGAACGATAAGTTTTAATTTTTCTTTGTCCATATCTTGCAATACTCTCGTCTTATTTTACATAAAAAAAGGGAGGATGTCAATCCTCCCAGTTTCAGGCAACTTGTGGTTTTTTTGCCATATTCAGTTGTGCTACTTGAAGAAGTTTTTCCTTCTTTGCTTTTGTTTTGAGATAGCGAACGAAATAAGTGTTCATTTGTGCCCCTCCTTTACATACTTAATACCACGATAGGTTTCGTTGTATTGTTGGGGTTGCTGCATCATTTGCTGTTGGTATTCAATACGCTTTTGAGTATCATATTCAACACCACGATATACGACTTTGGACATTAGGTTTGCTCCTTTACTTTTTAGGTATTGGTGCGTTGCTTCCCAAATGGTACTTCCGTCGCGTGTGCGATCAACGTACTGTATATATTAGCATAAAATTAAAAAAGTAGCAACCGATACTAAAGTGTATCATGCTGCTACCTTTTCAAAAAACCTTAGGGGGCAAAAATTTTGGGAGAATTTTTTTGCCCGATATGAGAAATTACTTTCTCTTTTTCTTTTCGGGTGCTTTGTATCCCCAAATCCTAGGAGATACTCTTCCATATCCCCAATCAATTTTTGTAACTACGTCTGGACCGAACTTATCGTAATACATATCAAAGATTTTAACTCTTGTACCACGACACAAATCCATATAAGAATTTCCCCTTAGTGTATAAGACACAACATAGGCATCATTGGGAAAAGAGGTATCTTTAATCTGAGCAAGAGTTCCGTTCTCAACCAGAATCTCACAACCATAGCGAGGAGGAATATCTTTTTTTTCTTCTGGAGTCCATTCCACTGTAGTATTATCCTCGATTGTATTTCTTTTTATATCACGAACTCGACTCACGAACGACCTCCCCATACGATTTCTGGGTATGCCTGAGAAACAATTTCCTTCGTGATTTTATATTTCGTTTCAAGTTTCTTATCTTTGACCAGACATAGAATCTCTGCCTCTAGAGGATGAAGACCCTGAAGAATATTAATGAACATCGTTTCTCTACGAAGAGAACTCAGTCCATCATTACCACCTTTAATAAAGTTATAAAACTTTGAATATTCTTTACGAATTGATGAAAAACCTTGATCTTGTGAACCAAGTGAATTGGAACCAATCTCGCCCATTTTTCCCACGGCATCATCAATCTTTTCACTGAGAGTTCCACTGAAAGAACCTTGCTCCCCAACACTCGAATAAGGAACAATACCTTCGGGAAGAGATGATGTTATACTTTCATCAAAGTTCCAGATAAAAATTGCCCTCAGTGATGGGTCATTATATTTTTGTAGAACCTCAACTTTTTTGATATTGGTTCTTTGCTTTGCTACAAGATTCAGAACCTCAAAGGTAAAAGGATTTGCTGGTAAATCAATACTTACCGATGGAGTTGTTTTTGGTTTTGCTTTTGTCGCTGTCATAATTGTTTAATATGTAATTATAATCTTAATGATATTTAGAGTTTATTCTTCTTCATCATCATCTTCATCATCCATATCGCCAAAGTATCCGGGTTCAAATCTTACGGAAACGATTTCTTCGTCAATAAGATCACCGTCCTTATCATAAAACTCCGGATGATAGGCAATTTGCTTTGGTCCTTCCTGATGAGTCATCATATATTCTCTGCCGACCCAACCAAACAAGAGACCCATTATAAAAAATAGTACGGTTAAGAATGAACCTATAACTAAACTAGTTGCCAACATTTTTTTTCTCCTGGGAAACTACTCGACTTTCCTTGACTTTATCGAAAATTCAAAATAGATGGTTATTTCTCGTTTGAGAAAGGAAATCATCTTCTCGAATATAAGATGAAAAAGTTTAGGTTGTTTTCTTTTTCCTCCAGTAAGTATAAGTTCTACACCACGGTTTGGTGTTATATCATTAT